GGGGATGCACTGCCAATGCATCCCCCATAGCTATACCGCGTCAGTGGTCACAATAAACCAAATGTCAATCCCATAAATTCTATGGGATGAGAAAGACATTTGGAATTATAAATTGTGACATGACGCGAGCTATAGGATCAACATTGATCCCCACTGCGGTACTTTGAGGAACGGAGATATGGTATTCTCCGAGCCCCTAGGTTTAAACCGCAACCTCTCCTCTAGCGAGGAGAGGCCCACCTGGTCTTGATGCGAGCGGACACAGGACGCCCAGCGCGTTCAAGGTGATTTCCTCTAAGCGGCTCTTCGCCGATGTTGAGGAACCACTTCATCAAGGCACCGTAGTCTCCCAATTTTGATTTTGGGAGCTGCGAGATGGCCACCACACCCTTGACAATTGGGTAGTGATAGTCATCGTGATGGCGCTGAACCTGGCAAGGGTCAGAGCCAAGACGGCCAAGCAGAACACTGGTTGGCTCCACATAAGGAAAGGGGATTAACCTCTCGATATAGGAATCCAGTTTATCTACAGTCCTCCACAAGCCCTTTTCATAGGCTTGGTTTCGGAATGATACTGTAGACAAGAGTTCTGGAACGTGCTGCCGGGATGTTGGGATCATGGATCGCATACGAACGATAGAAACATCGTTCCCTGCGTACCAATCCGCACCACAAGACTCTCTGAACTTACCTGTCCAGAAAGACTTCTTGGTGTTAACTACGAAGCCGAAAGCCTCGAGTTCCCTCATTACCGGTCGTACATATTCCGTGGGGACAATAATATCATCCCCATAGACACGCACCTTACCATAGAATGACTTAATGTCCTCCATGGTGAGTTTGCGAGCTAGCGCTTGTTCTATACCACAGAAGACCACCGTCGTAAAGACAATGGCTTCAAATGGAAAGCACAGCGCGGAACCCATAGACGCGAACTTAGCAAGGCGGAGTTTCACAATCCGACCTCTGCTAAGAACATCAGCCTTCCTAGATCTTGATGCGTCAACCACTTCCCTAGTTAGGGTATGGCGACGCAACAAGAGTAGTACATGCTGATTCGAAACCCTGTCTGAAGCTTCACTAAGATCTAGTGTAGCCAAGGATCCATCACTGGATCCTTCTCTAGCAAGAACACGATTGTGTTCCTGAGAGTCAGAGCACACAAAGTTCCAGGCATTGTCATTTGTCCTGGATCTTTTCTTCATCGAACGAAAAACGGCCTGCTGACAATATTGCATTGCAGTAGGCTCTTCGGCGATGATACGTGGGGTCTTGAGCGTTTTAGGTACAGTGATCACCTTAACGGCGGTCTCTGCACCGGGCGCAAGGATAGTAACCTCGTCGCTCCTATATAGGAACGATTCGGATGGATACAAGAATTCCCAATGTGGGAACACTTCATCCAACCTCGAGGTCCACTGCGTTTGATCATACTTCGCGTTTCCACGCAGATGATCAGCGGTGGCGCCACGGCCATGCTTGGGGACGAGACCTCTGGAGACGTCTTTATCGACATCACAGAAGAATTGAGCCCATAAAAGCTGGCCAATGCGGCAATACCTATCGATACTTTCGGTAGATAAAGCCGCATCAGATCGGCGTACGTCTTGCTCGGTCTTGATGTAGCCATCGATTGCCTTCTCTCTCCGTTTTTCGGAACAGGGAATTGCGATTTTCCCGAACATCAGCGAAAGCTGGCGCACGGAATATATCGCGGGAACCGACGGCTGCTCAAGTAGTCGCGCACTTCTTCGATCGAACACAAGGTCAAGGAAACCTCCGAGAAATCGGGGGAGACCGCCAGAACGGGTAAAACCCGAAAACTGGTCGTGACCCACATAGCCTTGGTCTAGACTTTTTTCGAAGTCCGCGCCAAAGCTAGGTAGGGTTATCGTTAAAAACGATAACCCCTCGTGTTCAATACGTGCCATGATCGTTTTGAGATCATGGATGGTGCTAGTACCGCATCTGCTCCCCAAATCATCGAGGAGCACTTGCAGGAGTTCGATCGGGCTTTTCATCGTTCCTCTCCAAACAGAGGGGTAATCGATCCTCAGCCAAGTCGGACGGTTGAAGGAGGTATGGGCATCACTGCCCATACCTTTAGCCCTTCAACTATACTCCTGAGAGTACAGTCAGTTCTCTCCACCCAGCAACTGGGTGACCTTTGCCCCGGAACTTGCCGTAAGATACGCAACTAGCGCATCTACGACATACTTCGCCTCGACGTTGGTGAACCCGTTCACAGGCGTGTCGACAACAAGATAACAAGACATGTTGTTTTTCACGTTCTGTGATGGGATCAACGCGTCAGCGGAGATTTTGTTCTGGGTGAGACGGATGTTGCGCCGGTTCCTACGCCCGTAGGCGTGAGAAACGGTCAACTGAAACAGGCCATCGGCCGTTTGAAAGGCTCCTGTACCTGTTCCTGAAGCAATACGCGGCATGGATTGCGCGACTGCATTCACCGTCACAGACTGTGGGTCGGCGTATGACAAGGCAAAACTCCTGACTTTGGAGCGACGCTGGACGCGCCACTTACAACTCAGCTAAGGTCAATCTGACCTCAACTGTCCTGGGCTCGAGGACATTCCAAGAGCCGCAAGGATGGCCCATTGCCGGGAGGAGAAACCTCCCAGATCAAGACCAAAACCGTAAGGTGTAGTCTGCTGTCGTGTCTTCGAGGATCTCTCGAACGTCCACGACAACACACCTAAGTCCTGCCCGGTAAATTTACCGATAACAGGACCAACAGTGGAATAGGTACGAGATGCAGTAGTATGTCGCATCACGTACCCATATCTCCACACAAGGCTGTCGTTACTAAGCATCTCCAAACGGGATAGAAATTCACCCACATGGAGTTGCCAGTCGACCAGCCAGGACCATGGCGTTATTTCCCAGAGCACACTAGGAGTAATTCTAGTGCCCAGCAGCTTGTTAGCTAACTGGTCATACTCATCAGTTTTACTGAGGAAATCATGAACCTCAGCAAGATGATAAGTAAACGCTCCGGAAAACCAGGTGCGAGCCGAAACGGCATCGTTCCTGTTTAACGCAACCCCTGGGGAAACGATAAACTCCTCAGCAACTTGCTGGCCATTCAGGGTAAACATCCTGATAATGCCAGTCACGTCGCTGAGTTGTGTATGCGTCTCCTCAGCTGGGAAGCTCATCTTTCTCCGAACAATTTTGTCGGAGTCACGCCGATATTGCGCTGTTATTTTACTAAAGTGCAATACCGACTTGGCCATCTTTGTCAAGTCATTCAACATAGGCTTGATGCCAAACTGGATATTAAGATGCTCATCCCCTACATATTTACTGAGGGAACGAGCATCATTAACATTCCTTACTTTGGCAAAGAGAACACTAGGAAGTCCTTCCCTAAGTTCTCCCAAAAAGGCGGCAAGACCAGCTTCAGGTTTCGTCGGACTCAACTTAGTCAAAGCCTTCGCCCCATAACCATTCATTTCTGATTGGCTGGGTTGATGGTCGACTGGGTAAAAGTCTGAATCGTTTACATTAAGCCACAAAGGGCCGTTGTAGACGATACCAAAAGAGTTACTACCCTGATCTAAAGCCACACGATGGTGACTAAGATCATTAGCCATACGACTGGTCCAGAAATTATGCCCATTATCAAACCTAGTTTGATAATCATGGGCAACTGAGCCACGAAGTAAAGCTGTGGATAGTTCCTCATAGTCGGAACCTTCACGCAGGTTTGTCTTATTCGTACGATACGAGTAAGTGACCTGCGAGCCAGGCGGTGTTATAGCTGACGGGCCGTAATCCCACCTCTGACCATCTGAGTTCCTTATAAAGGTCCCAGAATATTCAGGAGCGGGAAACAGCCGTGAGCTAGTAACATACGGCATGGATCCTCCTTACGGGTTGGGTTAGATTCAAATAGAATCTAAGACACTGTACTTAAATCCTCGAACGTCAACGGTGTCCGGGGTGCCTCTCGTCAAAGACGAGAGAACACCCCGAAAACGCCAGTTGACACGGGGAAGTACTAGCGCCGGGGAGCCCCCTAG